AGCGATGCCAAGGAATGGTTGCGAGTTGATTATGATACTGATGACTCCCTTATCACAAGATTAATTGATCGAGTTGTCAGACATACTGAAGCGACATACAATTTCCATCTCATTGAAAAAACGGTTGTAGCTGAGTGGGAGTATTTTGCAAGAACTGTAAACTTACCTGAAACACCTGCAACCTCTATTACTTCGATAAAAACTGTTGATAATAATGGCGCAGAGACTACCCTCACAAACAATCAAGATTACTATTTGACTGGTGATACCTTAGTCTTTGATAAGATCTACGATTACGAAAGCCCATATACAAGGGTGAGATTGAAGGCAACCTATACTGCGGGTTATACAACTATTCCATCTGATATAAAGTTAGGATTGGAAAATGCAATCGCAAGCAAGTACGAAGATCGTCAAGACATCGCAGGAATGAATGTGAGCGAAATGGTCAATGGCTCCAAAAGCTTCTTCAGAAACTATGTAAAAATGTTCTAAGTCGTGAAGACCAAAACAACGACATATAACATAGGAAAGATGAAGCAGAGATTACAATTCCAATACTATTCTCTGAGTTCTGATGGTATGGGTGGTAATACTCAAACTTGGAATAACTTGGTATCCGTTTGGGCTGATGTTATGCCATATTCAGGAAAAGAAGAATACGAACTAGGTGGGTTGAAAGGAAAGAATCTTTACAAAATTATAACTCGTTACCGAGGCGATCTGATAAGTGCAGGATATACCCGAGGCACATACAATTATCTGCTAAGGATTTTATATGATTCTAAAACCTTAAATGTTTTAAGTGTAAAGAATTTAGGCGAAGAAAATACCTATGTCGAGATCTTAGCAGAAGAGGAAGTAAATGCTTAAAGTTCAAGTCAATCAGTTAGAGTTAAATAAAACAATTGGTAACATTAATCGATTGAATGGACAAATGCGTAGAAGAGCGGAACAGATCATAAACTATCACGCTTTGATTATTGAGAGTAACGCAAAGAAAGCAGTACCAGTTGATACTGGAACATTGAGGGCAAGTATTATGACTGTGAAGGAGAGTAGCTTTAGCAGAACGGTTGGTACTCGTGTTGAATATGCTCCCTATGTTGAATTTGGTACAAAAGACAAGGTTGATACCACTATTTCAGGCGTTGATTATTCAAGAGTAGCAAAACAGTTTAAGAAGTCAAACGGAGGCGCAGGAGGCGTAAGACCACGTCCATATTTGTTCCCTGCTTTTGAAGCTGAAAAACCTAAAGTTCAAAATGCACTTAGGAGGCTTGTAAAGTATGGCAGGTAGTGGAATAAAAAATTTACACAGAACTACTGGTCGTATGATCAGAGAAGACGAGAGCTACATCAATATGGCTGATTACGAGGCTAACAGTCATAGAGACTACTACAAAAAAGTCCTTGATTTCCACGTTGAAATGTCTTTGGGTAATGTGCCTAATTTTAGCATTATACATAAGTTTGGGAGAAATGCTAATGTAGGAAATACGTTTGCACCAATTACACAATCGGGATTTTATAGAATGCCAACTTCCAATACGGCACTAGAGATTGTTTCAAGTAGTGCTGATGATAACGCTACTGGTATAGGTGCCAGAACGGTGTATTACCAAGGGCTTAAAGAAGTAGCAGGTGAATTGGTTATCACTACTAATACAGTAACAATGAACGGTCTTACACCAGTTGCACTACCTGATTCTCTTATAAGACTATACAGATGGTATGTTGCAACAAGTGGAACATATGCAACTCAATCACTTGCAAGCCATCAAGGAGAATTAACTATTCAAGAAAGTGGTGGTGGTGATATTTGGTCTGCTATTAAATCAAACGGAATTTTTAAAGGCCAATCACAAATTGGTTGCTATACCGTTCCTACTGGTTATACAGCTTTGATAAATAGGATAGCCTATTCAGTTCAAGCGACACTTGAGGCTGAAATAATATTTATGCAAAGAAACGGAGTTTTAAATACAACTGCGCCTTTTGATGCACTTAGAGTAATTACAGATATTGATTCTGCAAAAGGTACGACTTCGGTCGATTTTGTTGCTCCTATAAATATACAAGAAGAAACGGATCTAATTTTTATGGGCAAAAGTAAAGGCGGTCAAACGCTCCCTATGACGATAGATTTTGAAATTAAACTTGTACAAAATGGCTAAAGATGTAACAACCCAATTGCAGACTGCATACTATTCACTTCTGAATAATAATGTAACCCTATCAGGATCTCCAGTACCAGTCTATGACGAAGTACCTTCCAATGGTACATACCCTCACATTCAATTCAATGTAACTACTTTGACTGATCGATCAACCAAAACGAGTTTTATGGATGATGGAACTTTCAGTTTATCGGTTGTTGATAGATTCAGTTTAGACAGTGGTTCACGCTCAAAAATTAATAGTATAGTGAATCAAGTGAAGGAAATTATAAGAGTTAGACCAGTACCATTTAGTCTTGCTGACTTTAATGTTATCACTTCTGTTGTCGATAATGACATTTCCTATAAGGAGAAAACCTCTACCTATACATATTTTGTTCGTGAGATCAGATTCCGACATATCATTGAAGAAAAGTAACTTTACTCAAAAAGATCCTCTGTAAGGATTGGGGCGTGATAGCTTCAGTCCTTTTTTGTTTGATTTTATTTGTGTAATTTTGTAACACTAACTCAAACAACCTCAATCAAAACAAGAGAATTATGGCCGCAATTAATGGAACCCTTATACTTTTAGAAGACAATGGTACAGCTTTTGCGTTAACTACTTCTGCTACTTTGAACGTTGAAATGGATCTTCCTGATGCTTCATCAAAACAATCAAGTGGCTGGGCGAATCACATACAAGGACAACGATCTTTTTCTGTTGATCTTGATGGGCTTGCCGATTTTGAAGTTAGCGGATCAGTTCAAGTACTAATTGATCACATCCTTGACAGAACTACTGTTTCTATCGAGTTTGAACCTGACGCAGGTTTTGCAGGCGGAACAAAAGGTTACTCGTACCAAGGTAGTGCTTCAGTTTCATCTGTAAGTGTAGTTGCCTCGAATGAAGATACTGCAACACTTTCAGGTTCATTTGTTGGAACTGGTGCATTGACCAAAGTAATTATGTCATAATATGGCAGGAACAAAAACTATTACCATTGATGGCGAGTCATATTCCTTCAGATTTGACCTTAACGCTTTAGAGCGTTTTACCGAAGAAGCAGGAGTTGGCTTGAATGGTATTGACGAAGCACTTGACAAAGTTGCTAACATCAAACTATTTATACAAGCCCTCTCGGCTTCGGGTGGTAAAGAAGTCCCGAAGGAAGCAATCGGCACAATGGATTTTATGCTTCTACAAGAAGTGTTTGACATAGTCAGGGATTCTGTGGGAAACCTGACAAGCCCTCAGCAAAGGAAAAAGAAGTAGGCAGTTTTGAGGATATGCTTGTGCTTGGTTACCGAATGGGACTCAAGCCTTACAATATTCGACAAACTTTGGTCTATGACTACAATCTGATGACGAGGGCATTCAAGGAGCAGATTACTCACGAGTATAACTTGATGCGTACCAATTCCTATTTGATTTCTGTATATTCAGGATTAGATAGCAAATTCCGAAAAAAATTAACTCCTAATAAAATGTTTCCTCTTGATTCAGATATTACAAAAAAGCAAAAGTTATCCAAGCAGGAAGTCAAAGCTATTTTTGAGCGATCAATGAAAAGGAGAGGATTATGTTAGGTGGATTTAATGTAAAACTTGGAGTTGATTTAGCAGGCCTCTCCGCAGGATTAAACAAAGCTTCAGGGATGCTGAAGAATTTTGGAGGCTCGGTAAAACAAGCGGGACAGACTCTCACAAGATCGCTTACATTACCTATTACTGGAGCAGGTACTGCAATGCTCAAAACTGCGATGGATTTTGAGAAAGCGATGAATCAAGTCGGTGCAGTAACTGGAGCAGTTGGACAAGATTTTGAAGCGTTAAGAGAACAAGCAAAACAATTAGGATCAACAACTAAATTTACTGCAACTCAAGCCGCGGAAGGTATGAGTTTCTTAGCCATGGCAGGTTTTGAAACCGAACAGATAATGACTGCCATGCCTGGAGTTTTGAATCTTGCAAGTGCAGGAGCAATGGATTTGGCAACTGCTTCCGATATTGCTTCTAATATTCTTACTGGTTTCAACTTAGATGCCGAAGATATGGCAAGGGTAGTCGATGTAATGGCTAAAACATTTACATCTTCTAACACAAACCTGATGCAGTTAGGTACTGCGATGAGTTTTGTTGCGCCAGTTGCCGCGGGATTTGGAGTATCTATTGAGGAGACCTCAGCCATTATTGGTATGTTATCGGATGCAGGTATTCAAGCAAGCCGAGCAGGTACAAGCTTACGAGGTATTATGGTTCAGCTTGGAGAAGCTTCAAAAGAGTTAGGATTCAGTTTAAAAGATTCAAGTGGTCAAATGAGACCAATGGCAGATATACTTGATGACTTAACTGCAAAAGCAGGAGGTACTCAGTCTGCTATCGATATGTTTGGACAAAGAGCAGGACC